TTATAGTATGAGAAGGGTAATTTTTGTTTAAAATTTCTACGAACCCTTTCAGGTGTTCTTCGGTTAACTGTTTGACTCCTTTTGTTAATTCTTTCTCAAGTTTCCCTTCAAAATAAATATCATTATTATAATGTTATTACAATAATATATCAAAATATCAATTTTTCGTCGCACTACATCAGTTTCATACCATTTGATGTTTTTTTCTTCACATATACTTTATTAGTTACATTATCATGTAATGCATGATGACATTTTTCACAAACAGTGATTAAATTAGCTTTATGATTTTTATGAAATGTATTAATAAACCCATTATCATTTGCATCTCGTTGATGCTGTAAATGATGAACATCTTCCCCTATATTTTCCTTACATATTTCACAAATCCCTTTAATTTTTTTTGCATTATAGGTACTTTGTTTGTTTGACAATGTTCCATGTATTTCGGGATTATATTTATTACGAATTTCGTATGCCTTTTCTAAAAAGGCAACATCAAGATGTAATGATTTACAAACTTCTAATCCATATATTTGTGGACCAGAACCGTCTTTTAATTTACGATTATAAATCAACAAATCTTGTTCTCGATTGTACAAAACCTCCATATGCATTTTAGACAACCGTTCCATTTGTATAATTTCCTCATAATTCACAATTTCATGAAAATGCGTTGCAAAAATATAAGAACTATTCTTTTTATTAAGGTCCAACAATCCTGCAACAAAAATACTTAATGCGGATTGCATTTCTGTTCCAGAACATAATTCATCGCCCAATATAAGACTATTTTCATCGGCTAATTTTAAAATAACTCGCAGTTCACTCATTTCAACAGCAAAAGTTGAAAGACCTTTAAAAATATTATCATTACCTAAAATACGTGAGAAAATTGCAGTATATGGTTTATAAACAAATGATGAACATGGTACATACATACCCGTTTGTGCCATAATAATAGACACCCCAATGGAACGAATGAGAGATGTTTTTCCAACAGCATTTGTTCCATATAAAAGTATTCCATCACGCGAATCAATATCCCCCAGTGAAATATCATTTGGCACATATATTTCATCTTGTTGTAAGTGTTCGATCAAGCAATGGCGCATATCAGTGGCATCGAATCCCGCCTTGGTTGCCTCTGTATTAATCACGGGTTTACAGTAATTGTATTTCTTCGCAGTATACGTTTTTGTAACCAACACATCTAATTTGGCAATATAAGACGATATGTTTGCAATATCATGAAAATATTTATCTTCTAATTCAGCCAATACTTGTAGATACGTTTCTGCAATCAACTTGTTTAAAAATCCTTTATAATATAAGATAGTTCTACACGTATCATTTAATTCTGGAAATAAAATTTCATAATTGGTACCCGATGATTTTACATATTTCAAATCGTCCAGGTTAATAAATAAATCGTCCGTAATAGGTAATATTCTATCCTTTTTTTTTGTAGAATTAGTACCAACTGCAATCCAGTGCTTTAATTTAGCTAATCGTGTAGTTGTAATTACCAAGCATAGTCCAGATTTTTCGGTTTCGTGTATTTTTATATATTCTATAGGGGTCGTTGTATTTTCATTGAAATTAATAATTCCATTCAAAAACGTATGTATTTCTTTAAAATTTGTTTGAGCAATATTATATTTAACGATAGCTTCGTCCAATTCAACTGAAACTCCAGGTTGAATAATATTGCTTGGAAATGTATTCATTGAATGAATCATACTACAAGGCTCAACAATTAGTTTTTTATCAATAAAAGCAGTAATTTCGCTTAATTTTGTATCAACAATATGGTTCCAACTGTCAGGTTCTCTATCCATCAAAAAAGAACTGCATAAATATTTGTTAATTTCATTATCTTCATATAAACATACATTCATTTGTTGAGTATGAATAAGTGAGTTGTATAATGAATAAATGGAACTGGGGTGTATAGCTCGAACCACGATTTGTCTGTTCATTTTATCCATATCTTTGATTTTTGCCAGTAATTGACGAAAAGATTCGACCATAGTATAATGTTCTCGGTCCAACATCATTTCTATCTGTGTGTATTCGTTTGTTAGCCAGGATTCGTCAAATGTAGGGGTAGTTAAATGAGATTGAAATAATCTACGTCCCATTGGTGTATTGCATGTATTTAATAAGGACATTACAGACGATAATTTTCCCATTTTATTGTTCTCTAATGTCATATCCCCAATAATATTTAATTGTAATAAGGTGTGATTCGGTAAAATAACCCGATTAGATGTATTATTAAATGTAGGTAACGATATTTTTGTAGTTAATCTACCATTATGTTCTTGAATAAAATTCAATAAATAACAAAACGATTGAGTAGCTAATATATATTCTTGAAAATCCCTACAAACATCATACGTGTCTTCTTTATAGAAATTAGCCAATACTTCTTTCAAGTATTTTTCATATGTACATCGTAATACTTGTTCATTTTTTTGAGTAGAATTTACAATATGAATAGCATTTGTTTGTATTCCCGCATATTGTATAATTGTTTGAATAGTTGAATCTTCAAATGGAGATATTATAATAATTTCACTGGGTACATAAATAGAAACATATCTTTCCAATTCATCAAATGTGGTAACATTCATATGAAAAGGTGTTTCGTGTTGAAATATAGAAGAATGACCAGTAAATATATCAATTACAGAAACTCCGTATATAAGTATTTCATTGGTTCTCGTATTTGGTGTAGTACGTAAAGTTTTCACGGAAGGTTTATAAATTTCAAACCAGATGGTCATAATATTATTTGACATTGCTGGTTTACTATCAGTTTCACATGATATATAAGTACCAGGTGAATATACATTACTTAAAACTCGTTTGACTTCATTACCGTTCTTTTCTTGAATATACACGGGTACAGTAAACCCATTGTCAGTTAATTTGGAAATATATTTATCAACCGTATAATCACGAAACCCAGCCATAACAATTACACCATTTTCAAAGCTTTGTTTTTTTGACGAAATGCTCAAATGACAAATTTTGGCTATTTCTGTAATTTTACTCCGTTCATTAATATCATTGTGTGTTTTTACCCCATATATTTCAAAAAATGCACCAACTTGCATGAACACAACGGTTTGTTCTCCATATTTATTTATATATTCATCTGTATAATCAAAATAATCATTGTATATAGTTTTATCCTTTGACATAATACTAAGTATTATACCAAATTATTTATATTATTATAATTTAATAATGTACAAAATTGATTAATTTTACATAGTAAATAATATACCATCATAATATAAGTAAAATATAAGTAAAGTAAGTAAAATGAGGACACAACATATGTCTCAGTCGCACACATATCATACATATCATACATATCATACATATCATACATATCATACCAGTTCATATTTAACAACAAATCCGGATGAATATGGATATTTTTGTGACCCTGGATTAGATTATACCAACTACAAATATAAAAAACACCCCCCCCAAGACTATTCATATTATAATTCCAAAAACACCATTTATGAGAATGATATTGAGAATAATTCAAAAAAATATGAGAATGATACCGATAATATACAAAAAAAATATAAAAAAAATACAAGTCACTACTATAATAGTGTTATTTATGGGTGCATTATAATAGGCAGTGTGACAATTACAACTTTGTTGGTAAAACATAATGTAATTTAATTCATTTCAATTCGTCTCAGTATCATGTAAAAAATTATATAACAAATTATCTGGATTATGATTTTGAATTTCTCCACAAATTAGCATAGCGGATTCGTACATTTTTCTCAATACATCATTTGGTGTAACCGAACCTACCCGAATAAACCCATGTTTTATTAGATATTTTCTAACCTCGTAAATCGGGATTTGTTTCATAAGTAAAGTTTTTGTAGATATATTGTTCCGTATAGTCTTATTGGAAACAAGTACAGAAACTTTTGGCATTATTTTGGAACGTCCTGTTTTATATGTTCGTCGTATGGTTTTTTTTTGTTTCTTTTTTTTATATTTTAATTTATTTTTCTGTATATTTTTAAGTTTTGTTTGCATCTGTTCATTTTGTATAGCTTTTTTTGCCAATTCACTTGTACTTGTATTGGTTGTGGGTGTATTCCCGCCTCCAACATTATCTGGTAATTGTTTTCGTGTTTGATTCATTAACGTACGATATGTTGGCAATAATCCATTTTTCAAACAACCATATTTAGGTAAAGGGGGTATACTTGTATTTATATTTACTGACGAATCAGTTACTTTTGTATGTATCGTATTAGAAACGTCGTTCAATGTATTTGTATTTGTATTTATAATAGGTGTATTCGTATTTAAAGAATTCACATAATTTGGTGTTTGTTTTACTGTATGATTTAAACTATTTGTATTTTTTTTAACAGATTCTTTTAAAGTTTTAAAGTAGTCCGTTGCAATAGTAAAATCATTATTAAAAGCAGTTACTTCATTTTTCGTCGGGATAACTGGATTTGTTGAATCAAATGATTTATTGTATTTATCTGCTTGATGTTGTCGCATCATATTTATAATAGAACGTTTTTTCAAAGATGTATTATGGAGCGGTTTCGGTCGTGTTTTCATTTTAATTTTAGGGTCAGTTGATTTATTTTGCCGTTTTTTACGAGTGGTATTTTTTGACAATGTAAACAAATTAGGGTCAATTGCAAATATTTTTTTATCAGACATAAAACTAATTTCGTATTTATAATATATCTACATCTTACGAAAAGAAAATGATAAGAAAAACTTATTATTTTCCTAAATAAAACATTAGTGCCAACCGAAGGAATCGAACCTCCGTTTTACTCCCTCAATTGGAGTTACTCGTAACCAACGAAGGCCACTATAATATGATATTTTTTTTAAATTTATAGTACGGAATTGTCATCATCGATAAAAACAGATTCATAATCGGGTAAATCATATTCATCACCGATTAAACCAGATTCATCACCGATTAAACCAGATTCATCACCGATTAAACCAGATTCATCAGAGGGAGGTGATGGAGGAAATAAATTTTTGGACTTTTTAGGAGATGTATAGTTGTTTTCTGTCATTTTAGGTTTTCTATCAAAAGGAGTAAAACCGGTTGGTTCTTTTGACACATATAATGGTGTATTCTGAGGC